GATCATGCCAGCACCACCACCACCACCGCTCTTGGTGACTTGTAAGATAGAATACGAACGACCGCTTATTAATGCTGGTGAGGTAGATGTTCCAGCCGAGGCGGAGGAGGCGAACAACCGCACTATCTCAGGGGATGTCGCCGCGCCCGTAATCACCGTGCGTGTATATGGTGTATGCCCCATCATATAAAGTTCATATGGTGTATTGTTGCCTGCATACACCCATTTCACGCCAATGGGCGCACTCGATGATGCGGGGGCGCCTGTAAGCACATTATTCGCGCGGGTATTACTCCATCCTGAACTCGCGTTGGCCGCCTCTGCGTAATTGTTCGCAAGCGTTATTGTGCCGTTATTAATCGTGAGATTGGTATTTACGTTCGTATAATTCGCGACGATATAACTGTGAGCGTGATCAGTTGCTCCCGTCGTATAACAATTCGTGATGCTTTTGTTCGTAGAATTCGAACCCGGAACCCTACCGAGAATACCGCCGCCGGTTGCCAGAATCGCGCCGAGTGAATAGCAGTTGCCGATAGTGACGGTTCCGGAGTCGCTTCCGATGATTCCACCACCGAGGTCGTTAATCGTGCCTGTGCTGTAACACTCGCTCACGGCATAGGCACCACCGCCATTTCCGCCGGTTAGATGGCCTGATATTCCTCCTGCGTTCTCAGTAATCACACCAGTCGAGTAACAATTTATAACAACAGCGGTTCCACTTGACTCGCCAGTTATACCGCCAGCAAAATGCCCGATTGCGCCGGTTGTCCAACATGATTCACATCGAAGTGCGCCAGCCGACGCCGGAGAATGGCTTCCGACGATACCGCCAGCATGTTGGTCGATTGCGCCCGCGGAAGAACATGCGACACATTTGACGGGGCCGCAATAATGTCCTACGATACCACCACTGTTGTTACTTATTGGCCCATTTGAATGACAGTTGATAAAGATATTACTGGACGCGGTCGCGTTATTCCCGAAATGTCCCTGACCGAACCACCCGCCACCATTTACAAGATGTGCGCCACCTGTTGCGCGGATTTCGAGATTCATTACATAGATATTATTGTATCCGTTTGTCCCACCGCCTCCGCCCGTTCCGTTTTGAATAAAACCCGCGTAATTCGTGATTCCGTCGATTGTAATGACCGGTCGCGTTCCATCTGGTTTTAATACGCGAGAACCGATTTGGATATTGTCTGTATTACATATAAAATACCCATTATTTCCTCCGATGGTCGCGTCTATGGTTATATCTGTAATGAATTCTATAGTTAGAACACCCAACGATGTGTTGGAATTATGTATATAAGAAACCCAATAAAGTTCATACCACGTGATTTGATCTATACTGTATTCTATATTCTGGCCTACCGCGGTTTGGTGGATATATACGGTTGTTCCGCCAGGCTGGTAGAGCTGAGGCTCACCTACCGCAAAACCCATCTCGCTCATCGGACCTAATAATAAACGCGGTTCGGCGGTGGCGGGTGTGGCAGCATCATACGTTCCAACCGTTTCATGCGACACCATTTCCGGAAAAACGTAAGCATAACCACGCTGAATCGGATACGCGACTCCATCTACGATGAGATTACCCTGACTACTTGTCAAATAAACTAAATAAGTATTCGTAAAATCGGCGACCCCGTGGTCGTGATGTGCCGGTGTATCACCTATTATCCATCGCATAGGTATTGATGACACGTGTGATAATTGAAGACCCATCGCTTCAAATAATTCTGAACGAATTGTTGATGTTAAAGGGACCGTGAAATACTCGCTTACTCCTCCATCGGTAGTATTGGTGGTAGTTGCTAGAATGCGTGCTTTTGCGGCAGCAACTTCTGGACGTGTAATAAGCCAATCAACGCTTTCGTTCGAGAGAACTTCCCTGTATTGTCGAGCAGTCATAGTATGCCGCGGCCGATGTAATGTAATATATATTATACTTAGAAATAATATAATTCAATATACGTGAAGTTCAAAATTCGGTGATCGCAGCCGCCTCGATATTTGTCCAAGTATCCGGACATAAATCCCGTGTATCATGTGAAACGCCCGGACCGAACCAAATACTTGGATAACATACCACCTTTTGCGGATTGGCGTTGAAATACGCACCCCACCAGCTGAACGTGCTATTCGCGATGATATTGTGGTCGCATACACTCATGAGTAAAAGCTGCTGCCAATCTGCGATTGTGTCACGCACAAAATGAAACTCTATATCGCGTCCGTAAGCAGGCCCATCTGTGTCGGTAGCGCAGCGGTGCTTTAAGGCCGCGACGTTTCTCAATACGATGTCTTTATCGCATGGTTCATAGAAAACAAGAAACGAATAACTGGGTTTCGTCGGGGTCGTCGTCGTCGATATAATATGCGACAAGGCACGATAATAATACTCTACCGACATGACTGGATGAATATGTAAATTCAATACCGAGTCGCCGATACGAAAGTGCGTACTTACCAATATCCGCGACTTTTGCGGTGATGCAGGGTAGTCATTACTCCATGATTCATTCCCATATATATTTTTTATCCACAATTGCTGCTGTGAAAGCTGTAACATTGCGCATATCTCCGCGTATTTGTCTTTGAAATATTTCTCACTTTGAAAGTATCCATGAAGACGAAGAGGTTTCGTATATTTATTTGTGTCGGTCGGAACTGGGGTGTGTTGAAATCCGATTTCATCCCAACGCGCCAACGACTGAAACATTTTATCTGTGATTTGATTACTCGGTGTAAGATAACGACGCAGACCACGAAATATTGTGCTCCAGTGTGTATGTCTTAGATGCCCGGGATTTCCTGGTAAATCCTTGTATTCCAAGAAAAAAAACGTGTCATGATTGCGAATTGCTGCGGCGATAGTTGTAAATATTTGGAAGAGTTGATTACCCAACCCGCCCATAATTGTGATTGTAATCATGATTAAGTATATATTTACACTAAAGATACAGTATATAAAGCCAACATTTTTAAGTTTATTTATAGAATATTTATTATTATTATTATTATTACTATGCTTCGGCAATTTTCCGATATTAAACACGCGATCTACATTAATTTGGATTCACGCACCGACCGTCGCGCATTATTTGAATCTCAAATAGACGAACTTCATACGCGATACCCCGCCGATTTTTCATTTTTTCCCGTTTCGCGGTTTTCCGCAATCAGGCATGAACATGGCGCAATCGGTTGTTCCAAAAGTCATATCGAATGTCTGCGTATCGCGAAAAATAATGGCTGGGACCATGTTCTCATTTTCGAAGATGACGCGCATTTCATTCACCCCGAGGTATTAGTTCATCAGGTTTCGTCGTTTCTCTCGCGGTTTCACGACAACTGGGATGTTCTGTTACTATCTGGAAATAATTTCCCGCCATTTAAAATAGAAGCACCGGACTGTTTTCGGGTTGCTAATTGCCAAGTTGCGACATGTTATTTAGTATGTAGCCGGTATTATGACACGCTGCTTGAAAACTTTGAAAATAGTCTCGTGGGGCTTGAAGCCAATCCGGAAAATAAACCAGAATTCGCATGCGACATGTACTGGAAACGGCTTCAGCGAACCGACCGATGGTATCTTATTACGCCGATTTGCGTAACCCAGCGTCCCGGATATAGTGACATCGAAAAACAAGTGGTAGATTATGAAAAAATGATGACTGACTTGGTAAAAAAGAGACCGCCGCCATCACAACGAAAATAGTAATCATACAGGCCCGACAAGTCTATGGATGGTTCTATCTATCTATCTAGTCGTCGGTTAAATACCGATCCACCACCCACCACCCAAAGTCGCGGTCGCTCGGATAATGATGACCCGCCATAATTCGGATATTCGCGCATTTCGTCGCAATTTCCATAACTGCTTGTGTCTTCGCCGGAAATCGCCGAGAGAGTATTTTTGCTAAATAATAAGTCTGTACTGCGTGCCCTGATGGATAGGCGGGCGTCGCCGCGGAGTCGGAATGAAGCAGCGTGCCATTTTTCTCGTTAATGAGTTCAGGCGCGATTTGTGCTGGACGAGCGCGATTATAGATCCATTTAAACATTTTGGTGACAAACATCACACGCGAACTCGTCATAATCTTGTCCATCTCTTCCACCGTCATTTCATCGGGTTTAATTACATTCGTAAATGCCGCAGCGGGATTCATGTCTGTTATTCTGAAAAATGCGATGTCACTCGGCATTCGCTTCATGATATATTCGCGGACGACGAGTTCGACCTCGATGCTACTATCCGGAAATGCTTTACCTACATTGGGTATAGAGAGATTAAATGACGGATACCACCAATAATATCGGGTAGGTTGGACGAGTAGAACGATGATATACGCAATCATGAATGCGACGAATATTCGAAAACGGTCAGGGTCGCGTTCAACGATATGATAATGATACGAACCAAACCGTTGGCGTAGTTCAGTTACTGCGCCACTTTCTTTTTTAGGCGGCGGCATACCAATCCATGATCGAAATTCATTTAATTGAGGTAATACAACCATTTCTGTAATATATACTACTTGAAGCATATATTATAGTATAATTCTAGTTGCCGATGCCGATGCCGATGGCGACCTATTTACACGCGGAGGGGGGTGGGGAAACCGACGAGGTTGGCACCGATACCGAAGCCGGCACCAGTCCTAGCGCCAACGGCCAGACTGGGGACATAGGTATCCAAAATGCTGAAAGTGGCGGCAGCGGTAAGGGCGATAAGTGCGACCTCATCGAAGGAAAGGCTGCGTTTAGGAATAGCGTAGGCGGCGATGGCCACCATAACACCTTCAACCAAATACTTAATGGTTCTCTTGACGAGTTCGCCTAAATCAAAAACACCGGACATTCGAATGATTTATTATAAATAATAATAAGAAATTAATATTTACAAGTGTCGTTTTATTCCAGATAATTCCGCGATTGTCGAAAATCGATAAATGCGTTAAAACACTTAAACAACTATGATATACTATATTATAGTTATGTCGCAACAAGCCCCTACCCGCATCCCCGCCCCTGCGGGCGTCGAATTGAAAGAGACCAGAACTGGTGATGTAAATCCTAAATATATTGACTTGTTAGAGGAAGACAAGCCTATTGCTGGACAGAAATTCGCATGTCTTTCTTTTGTTTCACCAGAACACATTTTGAAGCAGAAGGATCATTTCTTCTTCGACAAGTTTCTCCATTACTGGGACTATCAGAAGTCGATGGAGAAGTTCGTGCAGTTCCTTAATTTCGTTTCATTTAAGTACCATGTCAGTTTCGACAAGCTGACCGCCGACTTTCAAGAGTTTGCTAAAGAAGAGAAGCTAACGCTTCAGAAGACGAACATCTACGACGAGTATAAGACCTTTTTGGACAAGCATGAGGACGACCTCGAGACCGAATTCAACGAGAAGCATAACTTCCAGACGTCCGTGCGCGGTTTGAAGGTGCGAGGTGTATTCGGCTCACAGAAGGAGGCGGAATTGCGTTGCCAGATGTTGCGTGAGGTGGATCCCAATCACGACGTCTTCGTCGGGCCGGTTGGATTGTGGGTGCCGTTTCATCCTGACGCGTATAAGACCGGTCGGGTCGAGTACATGGAGGAGACCTTGAACCAGTTGATGGCGGAGAAGAAGAAGAACGAAGAGCAGGCCAAGACTGAGTTTGATAAACGTGTCAAGGATACGAAGGCGAAGGCGATTCAGGAGAATATGAAATTGGCTAAAGAGAGTGGCAATAAGCTCACGCAGATGTTGGCGAAGGACGGCGAGACGTTGGTGGATGCGAAGCCGAAGGACAGCGCAGCGAGCGAGGGAGTGGGCGGCGGTATCTGGAATGATGCCGATGAGTCTTCTTCTATTTCGATGAGTGTGGAAGAGATGCGCAAGGAGCTGTTCGAGGGCGAGGACGTCGTCATGGATAAGAATAGTGACCACGGGTTGTCGAAGCTCACGAGTTCGAATGCGGAGTCGTCTGAATAAGTATTTTAATTCATTACACCACAAAAATGTGGATTATTATTACTGAGAGTAATACGGTTTATCGAATAGATTAAACCGCTACACAGTAATAATAATCATTGAAGACTGTTTTGTCTTTGACACTGCGGCTCATTTTGGCGGTGGAGAAACCTTCGGATTCCGAGGCTTTCGCGATTGTATTCCACGTTTTGAGGACTTGGTTGGTTCCCACTAACCGCTTTTCAACTTTCTTGCCAGTGGTTGAAAGTTGGACGCCGATGATAGGGTTTGCGCCCTGTTCTTGGATGATGGATTGTTTCAACTCATAATAACTTTCACGTAAGCACACTCCATAATATCCTTCGTTGCTTGTGTTTTCTGACCATACTGTCGCCTTTAATGCGTTTGGACACGCATTCAAATACGTCTTCAGGTTCTTCATGTCGTTTTCGGTAGGACTTTGTCCGATGGATAACTTCCATTGTTGATACTCTTTCAACAAAACAGAGTTCAAGATTTTACCACGGTCAGAGAACTTACAGCACTGGAAAATAAAGGTTTCAACACTGAATTGGGCTGGGTTTTCGGCCTCGGTTGCGACGACCTTCTTGTATTCAATTGTGTTAAGTTTAACACCTTGATAACAGTGCGAACCTCGGATTCTTACTTGTTTGAACCGGATGTCCATATAATTCTTCAATGCGTGGAAGGTCTCTTTCGCCGGCTTTGTTTGAGACCATAAACGAAATCTGCCTTCAATATTTACGGATTCCTCATCTACATCTGGGCGAACGATACAGCATTTCGTCACGAATTCGTTGAACCGTTGGGCGAGTTCATCATCTGGGATAAGGACATTTTGGTAGACTGACGCGTTATCTTTCGCGGCGACTTCAATCACTTGCGACTGTTGTGCGGTCTTCTCTTTGAGTTCATTATTGGCGAGGGTGAGTTCGTGGATAGTCTTCTTTTTCGATTCGAGGTCAGTGACAAGCTTCGCGTTCTCGGCTTCCAATTCGCGGTTACGGTCAAGAAGACGGTTAAAATTTTCCACATTATACATTCTGGATTGGATGATATCCTCAATATGTTTTGTCAAGCGGGCAACTGTAAAATTGGTGTTATCATATGCGATGATTTCGGTTTTGTTTTTACCGGCGACTTCAATGGTGCGAAGTTGCCGCTTGATTTTTGGGTGATCTTTGATATGGTTTTCAATTTCAACTTTGTTATGCACTCTGAATGCTGCGGCGAGGATGAAATTGGTGTATTTCTTGTGATGGTCGGCAACGCGGGTGGCGAGGTTATTGGTGTGGCCGAATTTAATTAGTTTTTCGTTGTCGGAGTTGGCGTTATCGATGGTGCCGAAGTAAATACATTCCGTATTCACTGGAAATTGGCTGATAAGAGTTTTTTCGATTGCGCGTTTCTTTTCTTGGGTGAGGGTGATGGTGGCTTGTTCGAGCTGGGCGTTCTTTTGTTCGAGTTGGGCACGGAGTTCGCTGGTTTCTGTATCAAGGATTTGGTGAAGGGTTTCTTCCATCTTCATGTAATACTCGTGGATTTCACCAGCTTTCTTGGTCTGTGCTTTCAGGCAGAGAAGTTTGAAGCATCGGATAGTGAGTTTGATGGTTTGCTTGTTGTGGCCGCCATGTTTTTTGGGTTTGTCGGAACCGGATTTATTTGGTGAGTGAGATGGTTGTTCGTCGTCGCTATCATCTGATGTGACAATTTTATAATCTACACTGATTTTGAAGTTGCTTTCAATCAATAATCTTGCGGCTACTTTTTGTGTGAATCCAAGCCATCTCCAGACATCGTCTAAATCAACGACGAAATCTGTATTTTTATCATAATTCAGGTAACAGTAAAAACTACTGACAAACAATTGCTGTTCGAATGTGCTGAAGTTTTCTTGAAGTTTTTCAAGGAGAAGATTGTTGTATTGTTGTGACAACCTTGTAATCGGATTTTTTTCGATAAGTTCAACAATGTTGAGGGTTGCGGAAGAGGCGGCGCAGGCAGAATAAGCGGAGGACATCGTTATGAGCGTATGTTATACTATGTATATACGGATGTCTTTAAGTTGTTTTCAGATACACAAACAAGATTATACAAGCAAGATTGTAATATTAATTATTACATAAAATTGAACTGAACTGAACATGAGTAAATGTACGATACATCTTTAAATAATGCCGGAATTCATGCGCGATTTGGATGATTTGGTTTCTCATTTCAAGACACAGAAACATAATTTGAGACTACATTTAGAGAAGAACTACCGAGATAATATCCATTATATCAAATAACCACTTACAGTTGTTAGAGATACTAAAAAACAAAATGGAGGTCATAACCGTATCGTATATATGCTAACAGAAGAAGCATTTGAACTCTTCAAGAACTCATTTAATTTCAGAACCAAATACATTATTGCTGCGTCAGAGAAAGCACATGTTGTCAGATTTTCGATGTGCATCGAGGGGCAGACTATCGGGTTTATTGAAAACACGTATCGAGGCTTACGCGCTATGTCGCGTCAGTTTCAGATTGGACCGTATAGGGCAGACTTGTGCTTCACGCACGATAAAATCGTTGTAGAATGTGATGAATACGGACATCACGACAGGTCTGCCGCGGAGGAGATGGCGAGAGAAGAATTCATCAAGAATCAAGGTTACGCAATTATTCGCTACAATCCGAACGAAGCAGGGTTTGACTTATCGGATGTATTGAATGATATAAATATGAGATTGTTGTCGCTTTTATAAATCAAAAGCGGATTGTATAAAAGCGATGGGTCGGAATACGGTCGCTTTTACATTTGAAAAGCGATATTTATGAAAGCAACGCTGAAATGATGGTCGCTTTTATAAATCAAAAGCAAGAAATAGTGTTAAAATGTTAATTTTGGCAACCCGTTCTATAATATTATAGAGCGGTTTCGATTGAATGCTAATTTTAGCCATCTTGCTTTGGGCGCGTCCAAAGCAACTTTCCATCACCACTTGCTCTTCTTCACGTTAATCTTCGGCGCCTTACTGTTTTTCGCAGCATTAGGGTCATACGACTGCTCGCTTTCATCATCAGAACCGAGATTCTTCGATATTTCCCAGAACTCCTTACTGCCGAGCTTGAATGGCCCGTGCTGTTGTGCCTTATACCAGAAGATTTGGTCTTGTAATTTGTTCGATTTCGCGTTGTTATTGATGACCAGACACTCATAATTCTCGGTGCACTGGTCCATGACCTGACAAAAGCTCTCAAAAGTGGGGAACATACCCGCATAGTTGTCGTAAATTCGCTTACGATTCGCAATATATGGCTCGCGGAGGATAAAAACGTAGTCGATATTCGTGCGGAGATTTGGAGGGATACCAAGGGGATATTGCATTGTGATGACTAACATGATCTTCCAATGACGCCCGTTCATGAAGAGGAGGCGCATCATCACATCCTTCGTCCATTTGTTGTCATACAGGCAATCATCCAGAACGACAAATGTACGCGGGTCAATGGACGACTTTTTATACATATCCATATCTTTTTTCACCTGCTTTAAGACTGCTTTTTGGCGCTTGAGAATATTCTCGATGATGGCGGTATTATACGCATCATGGATGAATAATTTGGGGACATGGGCTGCGAAGAATCCGTTGCCTGCTTCTGTTCCGGAGATGACCGTGCCGATGGGGATATCTTGGTGGTGAAACATCAAGTCCTGAACGAGGAAACTTTTACCGGTATCACGTCGTCCAATGAGAACAATCACAGGGCCCTTATTTTCATCGGGGCGAAAACTAATCGCCTTCATGTCGAATTTGGCGAGTTCTAAATTCATGATGCCTCACTAGTAATACAAAAGCTGTATATTTTTTTACGCTGTTTTACACGAAACAAATATCTGCTGTCGCAGCCGCCGCCCGTTTAAAATGAATATAAAACTTCTATCGAACAATCATATTATTACTGTATTTTAGGAAAATGACGATAACGCCGACGACGCCGGCGAGTTTTCAACTTCACTACCGAAAACATAAATATACACCGGAGAAAATCGAGTCGGCGTTATTGTATGACATTCAAAATTATATACCGATTTATTCGAGATTTTTCGACATAAACGAGACCAACTACAACGGAATTCAATTGAACCAAACGTATTATTTACAGAATATCGTCGAACACTCGGTGATGGAATCGACGACAAAAGACCGCGCGAATTATACATCACTAAATCATTTAGAAACTGTTATTGCTGACGATGCCGGAAATACAACGAATGTCCCGATGTTTGTGAAATACTCGCCACTTCTAGACCCGATTCGATATTTATCTGGCAAATATGAGTCGATACAAAAATCATGCTCGCTTCCTAAATATAATTCAACAACAGATAACTGTGATGATAAAATATTGAACACGAACAATTCATCTTATGTTGATGGATTTTTCTCGTATTTGACGAGTCGTACTCTTCATACATATGGAGTAGTTCATGGTTTAGACTATTATGGCAGTTATCTATGTAAGCAAGGTGAATTTTCGACCAACGTCTTTGATGATATTGATTATTTGGCGGATTGTACCTTTTTTAATACAAAAGAGAACGAACTTTTCACGATTGATTATTCGCAGTTCGACGATGATAGTGGTAGCTGTGGCGCGAGCGCGAGCGGCAGCGGTAATATCGCAAGCAGTAAATTATTAAAACTCCGGAATAAATTACATCCGGTGTTGAATGGTGGTGGTTCTAGCGACGATTATTTATTGACTGACAATTACTTCAATAAAAAGGATCGTATTTCTATTCTGGACTATGTTCCTGAATGCGATGCCACTGATGTGAGTGTAGATACCATGTCGAATGAACCGGCGGCGCCGAGTGCTGATGATAGTGCTCTTGAAGTAAATATCGACGATTTCGATATTCAATGTGTAGAACACGAAACAACGACATTACAGCCAAAGACAACTACGAGAGATTACGACGATGACGACGACGAGGACGATACATCACAGTCCAATTCTTCTTATACAACGATATCGGATGATGCCGATGATGAGTGCGGTGGCGAGGATGAGGAGGGCGACGACACGAACGATGACACCGCCGACGATAAAAACAGCCGTTCCGTTCAAAACGCCGCATCCGAGAGTGAGAGTGAGTGCGATACCGAAAGCGACGAACATTCATCCGACTATTCTGGCACAGACTACAGCGACGATGAGCAAATCATCGTAAAAATCAAGGATTTCCCAATACAGGCGATTCTACTTGAAAAATGTGTAAGCACACTCGACCATATTATGATGACAGACGAATTGACAAACGAGGAATGGACTTCTCTCTTATTCCAAGTTATTATGACGCTGGTTATTTACCAAAAAATGTTTGCATTTACTCATAACGACCTTCATACCAATAATATCATGTTTATTGAAACCACCGAAGAGTTCATTTATTACCTCTACGAAGAACAGTATTATAAGGTGCCGACCTATGGACGTATTTTTAAAATCATTGATTTCGGCCGCGCAATCTATAAATTCCGCGGTGAGCTCATATGTAGCGACAGTTACCACCCGAAAGGCGACGCGGCAACCCAATACAATTTCCCCCCGTATTATAATCCGGATAAACCCACTGTTGAACCAAATTACAGTTTCGATTTATGCCGGTTCGCATGCGCTCTTTTCGACTATTTCATCTATGATTTGCGCAAGGTAGAAAAGCTGTGTAAATCCGACCCGATTATTAAGATGGTCGTGAAATGGACGATGGATGATAAGGGGCGTAATGTGCTGTATAAATCGAGTGGCGAGGAGAGATATCCTGATTTCAAACTCTATAAGATGATTTCGCGGTCTGTTCATAATCATATCCCCGCCAATGAAATCCATAATCCGGTGTTTGACCAATACAAAATCACATTAAAAAAATACAAGAAGCACGCGGCTCTCTCGGCGAAGTTCTTGAAGGATGGAAAGAACACGCATATTTTTATGAATGTAGATACGCTGCCCTGTTATTGTGAGGCATAAGCATAATATACTAACCTTAACTCCTTCTCTGTTCCTATACGCGCCGACGCCTATTTTCGAGAAACGTCTCTCTGTGAGTAGGAACTCCATTCTTCGCGATAAATTCGATTTGACGCATCGTCCATCCCATACTGCATCCAGAATGGCCGACTTCCATATTATTATTAACAAGCGTAACAATATTGTCATCGCCTGAACTGAACATGAATCCGCGGTCGCTTGGTGGGCTGTATTGTGATAGATATTTCCACACGTTGATTTCTTTCTCTCGGATATTAGGCAATTGACCAACGCGAATAATCGCGCGCATTCCGTCGCGAATCATGTCTTCCGACCAAGTATCGTTCATATACGAGAGGTCGCATGCTTCGACCGCTTCCAATGTAAGAGGCCAATACTCGGCGGTGGCAGCCGCGGCAGGAGAGCGTTCCAATTCAACAGCGACAGATTCGGGGGCGACGACAGAGGACATTATGAAACGAACAATAAAGAATTCATGCCATTATCTTCAATATAAACATAACGATTCAATTTTATGTTTATACATAGGTTTGCGGTAAAAAATAAGTATTTGAATTCAATTGTTCATACTACGCAGATGAGACAACCTTTTCGAATTTGATTTTATTGAATACGTGTTTGTCTACTTTGTTTTTGATTTCATTTTGCTCACTTATTCTTGCCAGTGTGATAACGATTGTTACTCTTGAATCTGGGTTTAACTGCTCGCAAAGACTGACGACAAAACCGGTCGCAAGAGTTCCTGTTGGATTAGATATTGTGATTTGATGATACCTCTCAGGCATAACGCCGCCTACTCTCCTGGCCAATCTGAGGATGAACCGTATGATATGCACACAATTTGGAGTAATCAATTGACCTACGCCAATACTCGATTGATTCGGCTGTATGACGATATTTGAAAGAGATTCAAGTCTCAACTGGAAGAATAAGATATTTAATCTTTCCTCTAATAATATATATGGCAAGAATACTTTTTTATTGATGTTTACATTGTAGGTATCTGCGATACTAGTAATATATAGTTCTTCACTATTGAAATCATAAAGGTCTCCTGCTACGCCGCCTAACTTATTACCAGGCATAAATACTGCTGTTCGACAACGATACAAATGGTCTATCTGAAGTTCGGTGCCTGATATTCTCCAGTTCATACGATGCATATCTTTCATTTGTTCCTCCAATTTGGCCAATCTCTCTTTCGTTTCTTTCAATTCATCTTTCAATTCGTCTATGTTCCAATCGTCTTTAACAAGTGGTGGAGCACTAGGTGGGGGTGGAACCTGACACGGAGGAGAATAAGGAGGAGGAGGAACAAGAGTATAATCACATGATGATGGGGATGGTGGTGGAGGTGGATGGATACACGCAAATACTAGTTTTCCGTCTTCTATTTTCATTTTTCCAAAGCATCCATCATGTTCAATATTTGATAATAAGTTTGACATTTTTGGAAATTGGGTTCTTTATAATATTCAACAACGTGATAAGAATGATTCAATTTATTATGAGTTCATGTTCGTAAAAGGATGTTATCTTGAACCTATCGATTTATATAATATAATATAATATAAACATATTTTCTGTTATTATATATCCATATTGTTGTATATCATACTAATTTTATTTGATAATGACGCCCCCAAACAAGCGCGATTCGATTATCATCGAAGGAACCGCCTACGATATCACCGACTTCAAACATCCCGGAGGGAATATCATCAATTATGCAACGAATTCACCTGACGCTACCGAGATTTTCAACGAGTTTCATCATCGTTCATCTAAGGCGAAAAAAATGCTGCTATCACTACCACATTATTGTGATGGTCAGGAGACCGTTCCGAGCCCAGTTCCTGAATTAACCCAACGCCAACAAGAAATGACAGCCGACTTCCGAGAGATGCGCGCAAAGCTTATCGATCAGGGTTGCTTTGAGCCGGATTATATCCACGTTTATTTTCGACTTCTAGAACTCTCATTTTATTTTAGTCTAGGGGCGTGGCTCGCACCCTATAATATTTACGCATCTATTCTCTCGTTCATCGCATTTAAGACCCGATGCGGGTGGGTCCAACATGAATGCGGCCATCTTAGTTTTACTGGAGTCCGCCGGATTGACCGCACAATTCAAACATTGACGATGGGGTTTGGCGGCGGCGTGAGTTCATCCGTCTGGAACTCGATGCATCAAAAACATCACGCAACACCGCAGAAAGTGAAACACGACATTGATTTAGATACAACCCCGTTTGTCGCATTCTTCAACACCGCATTTGAGGAAAACACGAATGGAAAGGCGGCATCACGGTTTATGAACCGGTGGTGGATGCGGTTTCAAGCATGGACGTTTCTGCCTCTCGTGAATGGCGTCCTTGTTCATTTATTTTGGTCGTATTATCTTCACCCAAGGAAGGTATTTCACCGATTGTGTTCAGCAAAGACGAGAGATGTTCATATTGAAACGGCGCTTGAAGTCGTCAGCATGAGCGCATCACACATTGTCATTCCCGCTATTTTCTACAGCACTGGAGATTACAGTATATTCTTCTCGTATTTTCTGCTTATGGTGGCAAATTTCTGGAATTTCATTTATTTATTCGGCCACTTCTCTCTCTCGCATTCATATACTGGTGTTATTCCCGAAAATAAACATCTCCTATGGTTCGAATATGCGATCGACCATACTGTCAATATATCTACAAAGTCGGCACTCGTGACATGGATTATGGGGTATCTCAATTTTCAAATCGAGCATCATCTCTTTCCGTCGATGCCTCAATATAAAAATGCGTTGGCGGCGCCGTATGTTCGTGCTTTTTGCGAGAAATGGGCGCCCGACTTGAAATACACCGAGCATTCTTATAAAGAAGCGTGGTGGTTGATGTTATCCAATCTAAATCAAGTTGGAAAACATTATTATGCCAACGGCATTAAAGCGGCGGCCGAACCGGTCACGGAACAAGAAAGTGAAGCAGAAGACACAGACACAGACACAGACACACACACAGACACACACTCACACCCACACCTAGATTAGTTAAAATCCCGGTGTATCTACGAATACCGCAGGTGTGCTCCCGCCTCCACTGCCGCCGCCGCTGCCACTGCCACCATCACCGCCACCACCGCTAATATTCTCAAACTGGTTTAATATAAACACCGCCAATACCGCGGAAATACAAACAACAATCGAGTCGCGCACAAGAACCTTCACCGGCTTTTGGTTGGCAGGTTCCGCAAAACGCATTTCGATGAACTTCAATAAAAAATATACGACTGCGACGACGACGCCGATAATCACTAATTTTGTTGAGTTAAACATGAATGCTTACTTAAGAATGTATATAGTTCTGAATAGACGTATATACATACAAATTCAATTATTTATGGATAATTATACGCAGATTACGTCTGGAATGCCATCAATACGGGGGGGTAGCAAATATACATAACAAGACCGCCGATTGCTAAAAACACGAATGAAAAAATGAAGATGAGTATATCGATGATGAATATATTATTGTACCATTTACTATCTTCTTCGTTCTCTTCTTCGCTCATGGGTATGGGTATGGGTATGGCTCTATGTAGTTACACTATATACAGATGTGTGTATTATTTTTGGCAAGTTATACACAAATGCCAGCCTAGTTTATGCTCCAAGCTCTTAAATATATTATCCGGCATGTGTTCAAACCAATCTTCTTTTACATACCGATATTGTTTGTAATCGGGTATTTTATATGGAAAAATATGCTCTTGTTGAA